GTCTGTACATTGCGCGCAAGCCAGCAACGATAGGCGGTGTACTCGAGTCAACCAGCGACGCAATCAGTGATATCGAGATTGCAGCGGGGGCGGCGAAAGAGTATGTCTGGCTGCTGAACAACTCTGGAAAACAGGGCGCATTGAAAAGGGCGATCGGCTCGACTGGGTGCTGGATCGACTCAGCGAGGCGTTCCCCTCGATCCCCGAGAAAACGCTGCGCGATAGCGTTGAAGCCGCCGTCACGTGGCTGAAGATGGGGATGGGGGAATAGTGACGTGGCAGAGCGTGACGCCAAAGGGCGCTTCGCCCCGGGTGTATCAGGCAATCCGAAGGGGAGAAAGCCGAGAGAAATAGAGCGTGCCTATCTTGACATCGTAAGGAAAGTTGTCACTGACAAAGTTTTCGAGGAAGGTGTTGAGGTTGCCGTTGCACAGTTCTTGAAAGGCGATCCAGTTGCCCGCAAATGGTTAAGCGATATCCTGCTCGGCACGCTTCAGCGTATCGAAGCAAGCGGGGTAAATGGATTGCCGTTGCAGACAAAGATCATTATTCAATATGCCAACGATAACTTTGCCGAAACCCCTCTCGTGGCAGATGCAGGTGAAGAGGGAGAGGAAACGATTTAACACGTTGGTGCTTGGCAGACGTGCAGGGAAGACAACGCTAGGGCAAGACCTCTGCTGTGAGCCAAGCGTGCTGCAGTACCCTGTGGGATGGTTTGCGCCGACGTACAAAGACATGCTCGAAGTATGGCGTGCGATGGTTGAGGTGCTGCGCCCGATAGCCAAACGGGTAAGCGCCAGCGACTTTCGCATAGAGAACATGGCGGGCGGCGTACTTGAGTTTTGGTCGATGGACAATGGCAAGGCAGGGCGTAGTCGCAAGTACAAGAGGGTGATCCTAGATGAATGCGCTTTCGTACCGAACCTACTTGACACTTGGAACGCTGCGATCCGCCCGACACTTGCAGACTATCGCGGGGATGCGTATTTCCTCAGCACGCCAAAGGGACGCAATGGATTCTGGTCACTGTGGGCGAACGGGGGCAACAGGGACGGGTGGCAATCATGGCAGATGCCAAGCAGTGTTAACCCGTATCTGCAAGCGCAAGAGTTGGCAGACCTCAAAGCAGACTTGCCGGAACGGAAGTACCTTCAAGAGATCGAAGCGCAATTCATTGAAGACGGCGCTGGGATCATTCGGTACGTTGACAAGGCGATCTGTGAGACTACCCCAACCGCACCCGAGGAGGGCAGCACCTATGTTGCCGGGCTTGACTGGGCGTTGACATCGGATCGCACGGTGCTAACGGTGGTAGACGCGACGAAGGGCATGGTGGTTGAAGTGGACGCCTTCACTGGCATCGACTACCGGCCACAGAGAGAACGCATTGCGGCAAAGTGTAAATACTGGGGAGTCAGCATTTTGAGTGCAGAAGCGAACGCAATGGGCAAGCCAAACAATGACCAACTGCGCTATGACTACCAATTGCCGGTGCGTGATTTTACAACAACCAACGCAACCAAGGCAGACATCATCGAATCGCTTGCCAGCGCGTTTGAAAATCGTCGCATTGCCATACCAAGAGATGCGGCGCTGATTATGGAACTTGAATCGCTTGAAGCGAGTCGCACGGCGTCGGGGCTAACCAAGTACGCAGCCCCCGATGGGATGCACGACGATAGAGTAATGAGCCTTGCGATGGCATGGGCGAATACGCAGTATGGCGGAAGGGTGCCATTACTCCTATGACCAGAAAGTTATACGCAGTAGGGGATGGCATAAAAAGCATACCGCTTGATCAACTGGGCAGTTGGTCAGAGTTTGGCAACGTCCCTTGGGCAACTGGGCGGGTTGGCGAAAAGGGCGTGCAGGAACTTGCCTCTACGGTCGCGTTTTTGTATCGCGGTATCGAGATGCGCGCGTCTAGCCTGGCTGTAATCCCGTGGTCAATTTACAGGGCAAAAGGGGAAGATACAGTCTGGTCAAGCGAAGACCCGATGCCGCCGGTGGAATTGCAGGGCTTTGCTGATATGCAGGAGATTTTATATCGCACTGAGGCATCGCTTTGTTTGGTCAGTGCTGCGTATCTGGCACGGTTGCGCAACCGTGTACGCACTACGGGCTTTCAGTGGCTTGATCCAAACACAATGACGCCGATGTGGACGCCGCAAGGGTTGACTCATTTCCAGCGTGCATCAATGTTCGATACTCGCAACATGCCGCCGGGGGAGGTTGTCTACATCTGGCAAAAGGGACTGAGCGAAGTCTACCCGAAGCGCAGCCCAGCCTACGCCGCACTGGCAGCGGCGAATGCGCTGAATGCGCTGGATGCGTTCGTTGCATCGTTCTTTTCCCGTGGCGCGGTCAAGGCGACACTGTTGACCGTCAAGCAGCAACCTTTGCCTGCTGAGGCTAACCGCCTCAAAGCATGGTGGATGCGCACGGTAAGCGGAATGCGAAACGCCTTTGCGTCAGAGGTCATCAGTGCGGAAGTAGAGCCGGTGGTGATTGGCGAGGGCATCAGTGAATTGTCAAACACCGATCTATCGCAGGAAAAACGGGAAGACATTTCCACGGCTTTGGGTGTACCGCACTCGCTGCTAATGAGTGACGCCGCAAACATGGCGACCGCCGAGAGCGACCGCAAAAACTTTTATGAAATGACTGTCCTGCCACAAGCGAACTTGATCGAGCGGCAACTGAATGCACAACTGTGGATGCCAATGGGTTTGCGCATGACGTTTGCGCCACAGGAAATGGGTATCTTCCAGGAGGATGAAACACGCAGAGCGGAGGCGTTCGCAAAGTACGTTGCATCAGGCATCAAGCCAAGCATTGCTGCTGAGTTGCTAGGCGTCGAGTTGCCAGAGGGATACACATATACCGACCTTGACCCTGAGCCGCAACCGGCGCCGATCATTGTCCAGCAGATTGATGGGCAAGCGTCTCCCAGACTCCCTGCCCCAGAAGGGCAAGAGAAACTGGACAACGATGACGAGGAATCGGAGAGAGAAGAGGAGAGAAAGCGATTCGTCCGGTGGGCAAAGAAGCGGGCGAATCCGTGTGCGGAAGACTTCAGGAGCACCATCCTAAGCGATGCGGATAAGGAGGCGTTGCTCGGCGATATGGGCATCGTCCCTTTCGGGATGACTGGGGGGACGTATACCCCTGACGCTGTCAAGGCGATGATCCTGCAACTCGACCCCGATGACCCAGAAGCGGAGCAGAAAATCCGCATGGGGCTAGAGGGCAAGTCTGCAAAGACATTGCGACAAGCGTTTTTGCAGATGTACGAAACACTGATACCTGGCGCAATGACCTTTGCAGATGAGGCGGCTCAACTGGCAGAGATGGAGCGGCTGATTCGCACTGATAGTAAGGTGCGCGACGCAATCGAACGAATGCTAGTTGATAGTGCGGACTTGGGTGTAAGCGTCGCTGTGAGCCAACTGGAAGGTGTAGGGTACGGCATGGATTGGACAATGCCAAACACGCAAGCAAGGGAATGGGCAAGGAATCACGTCGGCGAACTCGTACAGGGCATTGACCAAACCAACCTCAACACCTTGCGAGAGGCGGCGGCACGATGGATAGGCAACGGGGAGCCGCTGCAAAGTCTGATTGATGACCTTGCCCCGCTGTTTGGGCGTAGCCGTGCAGAGATGATTGCGGCAACGGAAATCACCAAGGCGTTTTTCGAGGCGAATCAACTGACTTGGAAAGCGTCCGAAGTAGTAGGGGAGATGGTCTGGCAAACCGCAGCGGATGAAAGGGTATGTCCGGTCTGCGGCGCATTGCACGGTGAGACTGTCGAATTGGGGCAATCGTTCCGAGGCAGCCACACCCCGCCAGCGCACCCACGATGCAGATGCTGGGTTGCGCCTGTACTGAAACCAAGAGGGCAATGATGGTTGGTGCAGAAGTTGATCCAGAGGGCGTGAAGAGGTTGAATCGCAAACTGGAACGCTTGCGCGACAGATTGGATGCAGGCAATCCCGGAAGCACCGTGCGGCAAGTTTTGCGCAGAGTAACATTGCTGATTCAGGCGCGCATGATGGTTTACCCGCCTCAGCGTCCGGGTGGTTCCTATAGGCGCACAGGCACATTGGGGCGCGCTTGGACTAGTGAGGTGTACGCAGAGGGTGACGCGCTGATTGGCAAGGTTGGCAACGTAACCAAGTACGCGCCACAGGTGCAATCGGAGAAGTTCCAAAGCAAGGCACACAAAGGGCGCTGGCAGACTGACGTGCAAGTGATCCGAGAATTGGAACCCGAGATCAACGCAGAGTTTTCAGCACTTGGCAGGGATGTAGTAAGGGAGTTCAACGTATGACTACGCAGACAACCGCCGTAAAACTGATTGCCCTGGATGACGATACAGCCATCGTAGGAGGGTGGGGCGTCATCTTCGGGGGCAAGGATTTGTATGGCGAAACATTTACCAAGTCAACGGATTTTATGCTTGATCTTGTGCCCAACAAGCCCGTGCTGTATGACCATTCTCTAGGCGAGGTCAAGCACATCATCGGCAAGGCGATAAAGGTAGAGCCTCGCGACGCCGGTTTATGGGTGGAAGCGGAACTTAAGCGCAATGAAGAGTATGTCTCACAGGTGCTTGAGTTGGTGCAAAAGGGCGCTCTTGGTTGGTCAAGTGGGAGCGTGAGCCACCTTGTGCGCATGGATGGTAGCCAAATCAAAGCGTGGCCACTCATAGAGATGAGCCTTACTCCCACGCCTGCCGAGCCCCGCACGTTGGGCGTAGAGGTAATCAAGACACTAGTAGAATCTGATCCATCGTTTGAGGCGCTGATGTCAGAGGCGAGGGCGGCCACCCTCGCGGCAAGTGCGGACGATGCAGAGATAGAAGTTAAGAACGTTGAATCAGAGGAGACGAACATCATGGCTAACGAAGCCAAAACAGAGGAAAGCGCACAGGTTGACGTGAGTGCGCTTGTGGAGGGGATGAAATCCCTTGCTGCGGACGTTGCAACCATCAAGGGGGCGCTGGAACAGGAGCCGCCCGTGAATGCGGTCAAGAGCAGCGCTCCGGCGGTCAACACCAAGACCAAGCGCGGTGATAGCGAAGTAAAGGCGATTGCCTACTACGTTCGCACTGGTGACGCTGGAGCATTCGGCGATGCGGTCAAGGCGTCGAATGATACCGACATGAACATTCTCACGCCCGCCGATGGTGGCTATGCTGTGCCTACTGGTCATTATCAGGGCATCATCGCAAAGCGTGATGAGGGAATGCTTATGCCGAAACTTGGCGTTCGGCGCATTCCCGGCAAGGGAACTACGGTCAACGTTCCCGCCGACAATGGTTCAGCGAACGTTTTTGTCACGACTCTGGAAACGTCACAGTTTGACCGTGATGCACCTGCGTTAACCCAGATCCCCATGACACTGGTAAAGCGCACAAAGAAGATTGTTCTGTCGGATGAGTTGCTCGAGGATGAGGATTCTCGGGTGATGGAGTTCCTGAACGATTATGTTGGGCGTGCGCTTGCGTTGACCCATAACAGCATGTTGGTAACTGAGGCGCTTGCCAGTGGTTCTAGCGTGGCTTTGACGGCAGCGGCAGCGGCTTCCACTCAGGACATTCCCACACTTATCAAGTCACTCAAGGGCGGGTATGCCGATGGAGCGCAGTTTGTCATGCGCCGTGCGACGCACTATGAGTACCTTGACAACACCGGCGACAACTTCCAGTTTGTCAACACTCCCAACGGGCCGGCGCAAGGACTTTGGGGGTATCCGGTCGCCGAGAGTGAATACGTTGGGGCGGTAGGCGCAAGCCAGAAGTCCAGCATCTTCGGGAACTTCGGATTCATGGGTTTCCGTGAAGCGCCGGGCTTGACCTTCCTGCGTGACCCCTACAGCAGTGCGGATACAGGGCAGGTCAACTTGTTCTACTACTTCCGTGCGGTCTATAAGGTTCTGCTGCCCGAAGCCATCAAATACGGTCAGCACCCGAGCGCCTGATCCATGAGCAACGTACTGATCGCCACTGCCACATACGCAGACAAGATGCGCAAAGAAACAATCGACTCTGTGCAAGCACAGGTGTTCGATGGCGTGTGGCAGTGGCGACAGTATCGGGAGAATCCTTTCCCGTATGGTGACCGGCGGAATTACTTTGCACAGTATGACGCCATTCGCACGGACATGTTGAGCGGTGACTTCGATGCAGTGCTGTTGGTAGAGCATGACATGGAGATACCGCCGGATGCGTTGCAGAAACTATGGGATACCGGCGCTCAAGTTGCATATGGGGTGTACCTCCTGCGTCACGGGATAGAGATACTCAACACATATCGATGGGTAAGCAATCAGGGGATAGGCGAGAGTCTTACCCTGTACGCAGAGCAATTGGACGCGGCGCGAACGCGGGGTATTGCAGAGGTAAGCGGGATCGGCTTCGGGTGCACGTTGGTTCGCCGTGAGACGCTGGAACGCATACCGTTTCGCCCCGACGAAAGCCGTGGCGCGCCAGATATGCCGTTCGCGATTGATTGCGTCAAGGCGAGAGTCAAGCAGGTAGCGCACTTCGGTGTATTGTGCGGACACTGGGAAGACGATACATGTTTGTATCCGTTTACAGGAGGGAGAGCGGCAATGCAGTTGGTTCTGGCAATGGAGACCGCGAACATATCACTGAGCAATGGTGGTTCGGCACACATTGAAAAGGGCAAGGAATATCACTTGCCGGTTGGCGATGCGAAGGAGCATTCGCGTACCGGACTGGTTCAATTCCTTGACATGCCTTCGGAGGGCAAGGGGCGCATTCTTGTTTCTACAAATCCTGACGCGGACATTCGGACAGAGACCGACGATGCTGTTGCGCAACCGGCTAAGCCTCGAAAGCCAAAGCGATAAGGACTATGAGCAAACGCTTCTGGTTGATGCTGAGCGCAAGGGCGTAGCCTGGGCAGTTGGCAATCTGTCAACCGTAGAAGCAACGGGCGAATACGTCTGGATTTTGGACGATGATGATGAATGCGCCATGTCGGATTTTGTGGCAGGACTTAAGAAAATTGTTGAGTCTCACACCAGCCCCGATGTAGTGATTGTGCGCATGGATCACGGGGAGCCGTTGGGCGTCCTGCCTGCCAATGGTGACTGGGGCTGTGAGCCTCGGCATGGTGGTATCGGCACAAGTGCATTCATTGTGCGCCGCGATATCTGGAACCTTTACCGTTCCCACTGGCAGGCGTGCTATCACGGTGATTATCTGTTTGTGCGCCACTTGTGGGATTGCGATTTGAACTTTGTATTTTGGGATATCGTGGCGAGCAGGGTGCAGCGTGCATTGTCGGGGGGAGCGCCTGAGTAATGGCATACACAGACAAGACGGCGGTAAAGGCATATCTGGGCATTGTCACTACCGATGATGATGCGCTTCTGGATGTCCTGATTCCGCGTGCGCAGGCAATTATCGACGCGAAAACGGGGCGCACGTTCGAGGCGGCAAGTGATTCGGTTAGATACTTTTCTGACTGCGATGTTTCTGGCGCAACGCTTTATCTTGACCATGACCTGTGCGCCATTACGAGCATAGTCAATGGCGACGGTGAGCCGCTGACCGAGTACACCACTGATCCTCGCAACCGCAAGCCGTGGTATACGCTGACCCTCAAGGATGGCGCATGGTCAACAGTTAATGACATAGCCATCACTGGCAAATGGGCGTACATGCAACAGGCGGACGCGGCAATCCAGCATATTGCAGTGCGCTTGACCGCATGGCTATACAGGCAAAAAGACAACCATACCGATATGGAGCGCACTACCGTAGTTGGCAACATGACAATTCTTCCATCCCGACTGCCAGCAGATATTGACGAACTCCTGCACCCATACAGGCGGTTAGTACCATGACCACATACGCCGGTTTTGTCTCTGCGTTGGTTGGTCTCACGGTGACGGGCGTTAAGCGTAAGTTTGCCGCGCCGCCTACGCAACTCAATACGGCGGACTTGCCCGCAATGTATCCGCGTATCCCCCAAGCAGCGGAAAGTGGGCTAACCGCTGAGGGGCAAGGGGGATGGCCTCGGCTTACTGGCGAACTTGTCTTTGTGATTGAACCAATAGGACAGAGTAGGCAACCAAGCAATTTCGCCGCCACGGTCACAATGATTGATGCAATCAATACCACACTTCGGGCAGCAACGTTGACGAAAAGCAAGCATAGTTGGACGGTGCGCCGTGAGGGTGTCAACTTGGGCGGCGATACTGATTATTGGGCTTTAGTGGCTACGGTGATTGGCAATGGATGACGTACTGATCTGTGTTCCTGTGCGCCCAACGCATCCGCATGTTGACCTGTCAACACAGATGGCGATTGACGCCTTGCAGTGGAACGGGCGCATGGATGTACTGTATTTGGGCAGTGTCGGTGACAAGCCCCACGCCGCCGACCTTGCCGACAAGTTGACCCGCGCCCGCCATGTGGCGCTCATGTGCAACTATGATGCGATGCTGATTGTCGAAGCCGATATGTTGCCGCCTGTTGATGTACTGGAACGGCTTTCTGAGGGTGATTGCGATATTGCCTACGGGACATATTGCAGTAGACGCGGTAACCATGCGTGGCTGGTAACACAGAGCGCACAGGACATTGGACACCTGGAATACTTTGACAAAGCAACACTACGGGGCGGCGGCTGGATTGAAACACAAGGCATCGGCACGGGATGTACATTGATCCATCGTGAGGCGTTGCAGGCGATTGCCTTCCGTGGCGACGAATGGACGCCGGATTGGTACCTTGCGCAGGACGCCGTGAGCCTAGGACTTAAGCAGATGCACAACCTTGACGTGCTTTGTGGACACCGGATCAATGAACGTGAGGTAGTTTATCCCGATCCCACTGTGCAGGAATTGCATCGCATTGATTCATACCCGCACGCGTGGCGTTTGTCAGGACAATACCAGGTAGCAGACGGACAACGCATTGGTTTCAGCAATGGCAGTATCGCAGAGGGCGGGGCGGCTGTGAGCCTTGCCGACGATGTAGCATTACGCATGTTTCGCAGTGGCACGATAGAGGAGATTTGAGATGGCACAAACGACAGGGGCAATTGCCCGAAGTGGTTTCAAGGTAGAGGTGTCAGTAGATGCCTCGACCTGGACGGATATCAGCGGAGCCGCAACCAATGTAACTAACGATGGTGGCGACGCGTTGACCGGTGACCAGATGACAGCAGAAGGCATGTACGCCATTGTCACGGCTGGTAACAAGACGGAACCGCGTAACATCAAAATTTCGGCGGTGTATACTGAGACGGCTGGCGAACCGTGGAAAGTCGTATACGCTCGTTTCGACGGTGCAGACAAACGCATTGCAGTGCGATGGTCACCGGCGGGCGGCAAGACTGGTGATCAACGTCTTGGTACGTCAATCGATGCACTGGGCGCGGACATTGTGCCGATTGTCAGTTGCACATTGCCGGAACTGGACGCGTCCAGCGGTGACCCTGCATTGTTCGAGTTTGTCGTACGCACGCCCGCCATTTACAGCGAAACGGTTGGCACATGAGTACGCAGATCACGCTGGATGTAGAGAAACTTACCTTTGATGATTGGGCGATTATCGAAGACTTCCAAGAGGGCAAGGTCAAAGCCCGCGCCCTCAAGGAGGTAATCGTACGCGCATCTGGTCTCACAGACGCACAGATCGGCGCATTGCCGCCTAGCGGAATCCGAGATTGCATCGAAGCACTCGGCAATGCTCTTGGTTCGGTGTTGTCTCAAAAAAACTAAGCGTGCGGATGCTCTCGCACCTGTGGGCATCCGCACCTCCTCCATATGAGTACATTGTTGTGCAGTTGTGCCGGGAAATGCACTGCACTCCGAGTCAGTTGCGCAGGGAGTCATTGCAAGACATAGGTGCCTGGCTTACGGTCATTGCATCAGAAGCGAAGGTTAGGCAAGCGCGCAACAAGGGTAAAGGCTGATGGCTGAAAACGTTGAAATTGTCATTAAGGCAACCGACCAAACCCAAGCGGGTATTGCGTCTGCTAGTGGCAATATCGAAGGGCTTGTCGGCAAGATTGCCAATTTGAGCAGCGTTGCTGAAATGCGGAACATCGGCGAAAGCATGACCCGCAACATCACGCAACCATTGATGCAAATCGGCAAGACTGCAATCATGACTTCTGCTGACTTCGAGCAGGGGTTGAACGTGTTGCAGCAAGTGACAAAAGCCACAACTGAAGACATGGGGCTCATGGAAAAGCAGGCGCTTGATTTGGGAGCGTCTTCTGTCTTCGGCGCGCTGGATGTACTCGAAGCGCAGACCGCATTAGCCAAAGCAGGTTTCACAACACAACAAACGCTGGCAGCGACTACGGGCGTGATTGATCTTGCCGCCGCCGGCGAGTTGGGCATGGTGGAAGCGTCAGAACTGCTTGCCGCGGCGATCAATTCCTTCGGTTTGGAAGCGGAAGATTCAACTCGTGTAGCAGATCTGCTTGCCGCCGCGGCGAATGCCAGTGCGGTTGACGTGTCTGATCTCGGCGACTCATTTATCAATGTCGCATCTGTAGCGGGTGCGGCTGGGATACCAATCGAAGACGTTTCAACCGCGTTGGCGTTGCTTGGCAACAATGGGCTTGTTGGCGCTGAAGCGGGTACTGCGCTACGTACAGTCTTGCGCCAGTTGACCGCACCGACGGATGAGGCCGCTCAGTTGATGAAAGAACTGGGCATTGACGTTTACAACACCGCTGGAGAAATGAACTCGCTACCGAGCATCCTGGGACAACTTGAACAGGGCGTTAGGAGTCTCACGGCGGAACAGGCGGCGCACGCAAAGCAAACCATCTTGGGTAGTTACGGCGTTGTTGCTGGAACGATCCTCATCAATGAGGGCACAGAAGCATATGCGGCAATGAAAGAACAGGTCACCGAAACAGGTGTGGCGCAAGAAGCGGCTCAAGCGCGAATGAAGGGCTTTCATGGCGCACTGGAGAACCTCAAGGGAGCGATTGAAACCTTGATGATTGAACAGGGCGCGCCGTTCCTTGAGATGTTAAACGGGTTTGTTACATGGCTGGGAAATGTTATTGAGAAGTTTGGAAACCTGCCGAGACCGATTCAGACCACAATCATAGCCGTAGCAGCCATTGCCGCCGCACTCGGGCCTCTCCTCGTAGTGGTGTCTTCTATCATCGGGGCGATTACAACGCTTGCGCCATTGTTCACTGCCATCGGGGGCGTCATTGCCACAGTGGCGGGCATCATCTCTGCACCTGTAATCGGTATCATTGCAGTAGTCGCTGCGGTGGTTGCAGGTATTGTGTTCCTTGCGAAGGCATGGTCAGAAAACTGGGGCGGGATACAGGACAAGACAAAAGCCGCGGTCGAATGGATTGGCGGTTCAATCAAGGGGCTTTGGACGAATATCAGCGGGTGGTTCAGCGAGGGGTTCAAGAATGTAACCTCCTGGCTATCCGACTTGGTGAAACGCATTGCTGACTGGTTCAAGCCTTCCACATGGATTGACATGGGCAGGGATATCGTCAACGGCATTGCAGAGGGCATCAAACGTTTTGCAAGCAACATCTTTGACGGTCTGAAAAATGCCGTCAACGGAGCCGTGAACAGTGTCAAGAATCTACTCGGCATCCACTCGCCCAGCGCAGTAGCGGCGCGCGAAATCGGTCTCCCCTTCGCGCAGGGCATCGGCGCTGGTATTGCGTCTGGTATGCCTGCCGCCATGCGCAACGTGACAAACAATAATTACTGGTCTGTCGAGGTAGTAGGCGGCGTCTCAGCAGGGCAGGACGTGAGAAACACAGTGGAGTTAATGAGCGCACTCTATGGCTAACTGGCAAGCAATCGTCGGTGGTGTGACCTATAACCTGAGTGACCGCAACCCGTTCGACGTGGTAAGCATTACAGGCGTCGGCATTGCACCTACTAGGCGTCTCACACAGCGCGGCCCGTTGCAACACGGTGAAACCGATATCGGATTCCGGCTTGATCCGCGCAATGTCAATTTGGTGCTGGCAGTCAAAGGGGTTGACCGTGCGGCGACGGATTACGCGCGCCAGCAGTTAGCCTACATCTTTGGCGCACGGCAAAGCGAGGCGGTGCAACTGCGATGCACGCGTGACGATGGCTCTGTGCGCCAACTCGACTGCCGCGCCGTGGGGCTGGTGGACACAGCGATTACTGAGGAAGACCGCATCTGGGACTTCCAGCGCGTGGGTGTGCAGTTGATGGCGAGTGACCCCAACTGGTACGACCCGCAGACTAACCTGCCCTCGGTGCTACGCAATTCAGGTGCGTGGACTGTGCCGCTGGAGGTGCCGCTTGACATTGGCGCCACGACCGAGATTGACTCACCGGAGGCCATCTACTACAGCGGAACGTTCGACGAGTACCCACTCCTGTACCTGTACGGAGCGATGCAAGACCCTGTGATTGAAAACGAAACCACGGGGGACGTGCTAGACCTGACGGGGGCGACGATTGCCGATGGCGACTGGTACGAAATTGATTTGCGTTATGGCTACAAAACCGCCGTCGACAATGACGGCGTGAACAAGATTGCTGAACTGACGGCGGCTTCTGACCTCGCGACGTTCCGGCTGGCCTCGATTCTGGAAACGGGCGACGGTGTCAACATCGTGCGCTTTACTGCTTCGGGCGCAGGAGTGAACACCCGTTTCGTTGTGCAGTATCGCAATCGCTTCGTGTCACTGTAGGAGAAGACAATGACTGAATCATCCATCTTGTGGGAAAACAACGGCACGGGCGACGGCGTGAGCGGAGGGTATTCGCAAGCGAAACTTGTCGAGTGGATGCGCGCCCTCTTTACCAAGAGTGCCAACCGTGGCGGCGTCAGCCCCGATTACCTGAATAAACTGGCGGTGACTGGTACGTCGTCGCCCGTTGCCGTGGCGTCGGGTGCGGGCATTGCTTACGGCTTCATCTACTTCAGCGACGCGTCGGTCAATGTCACAGTGGCCACGCCTGCGGTATCTACGCGCATTGACCGCATCGTGCTGCGCGTCGACTGGATAGCACAGACGGTACGCATCACGCGCGTGGCAGGCAGCGAAGGCTCTGGCGTGCCACCCGCCCTGACGCAGAGCGCGGGGACGACGTGGGATGTGCCGCTGGCACAGGTTTTGATTACCACGGGCGGCGCCATCACTGTCACAGACGAACGCGAGTGGCTCGACGCGACAGGCGACGGGTTGGTTACAGCGGCGAAACTGGCGGCGGACGCGGTGACTACGGCAAAGATTCTCGACTCTAACGTCACAGCGGCGAAATTGGCGACTGATGCCGTTGAGACTGCGAAGATAAAAGATGCCAACGTTACGACCGCCAAGATTGCCAGTGATGCCGTTGACGATACCAAGGTGGGCGCTCGCGTCCCGCAATTTTACCGGCGGCAGGGCGGGGATGCGTCCACATGGAACACTGCAGGTACGACGACATATACCCCAGGCGCAGTGAGAATGCAGGCGGGCGTTGTGTCGGGGGCATTCAGCGGTGGAACACCCGAAACGGGCGGCGTTGCCATTACATTCCCGGTGGCATTTTCTGACAAGCCTATCGTCCTGGCAATGGTGGAAAGTGCCAGTACCAATTACCAGTACGCAACTTCGGTCACCTTGATTACTGCCTCTGGCTGCCAAGTGTATTGGCAAGTTAGTGGGCACGGCAGTGCTGGAACATTGAAGGTTCACTGGCTTGCTATCGGGCCGGAGTAACGCATGGCAGCAGAATATAAAATCCGCGTCTACAATCGTTCCGGCGTCTTGCAGTACGAACTAATCGACTATCGCGCCCTTGCGTATAGTAAAGCCGTTAATCATCCTGGCTCGGCGGTTATTACACTTGATGGACGAGCCCCCGTCGTGAGCCAGATTGATCTTGACTGGCAGATTGAAATCTACCGGCGTGACCTAACCTTTGGGCTTGCGTGGTATTGCGACTTCTATGGGTTTTTCCGCGACTCAGAAGAACGCGCCGACGCCAACGGGATACGAAGCGCAACCCTGTATTGTCAAGGGCAAATGTCGCTACTCAGCAGGGCGATTGTTGCCTATCCTGCTGGCACTGCCAACCGAAGCAAATACACCTCCACAAAAGCAGAGACGATTGCGAAGTCGCTGGTTACATATAACGCAACTAGTGCAGGCACCACGGGCGACGGACGCATTCGCACAGTCACCATGCCGACAATCACAATCGAAACTGACGGCTCACACGGCAGCACAATTGACTTCGCGTGCGCGTGGCAAAATCTTCTGTCTGCATTGCAGGACATTGCAGAAGTGGGTGGCGGTGACTTCTCTCTTGTAAAAACTGGTGCAGCAACATGGCAGTTCCGTTGGCATGACGGGCAATTAGGCGCGGACAAATCCAGCACGATTGCCTTCAGCCTCTCGCAGGGCAATATGGCGAACCCCGTGTTGCGTCTCAACACACTTGACGAACGTACCGTTGCCATCGTAGGCGGGCAGGGAGAGGAAGCATCGCGTAGTGTTGTCTCACGCACAGGCGCAAACTATGACGCCTCCTACAATGCCGTCGAAGTCTTTGTAGACGCGCGGCAAATGACTACCACGGCGGGGCTGAACAGCGCAGGCGATGCCAAACTGTCAGAGTATCAGGCGCGGCGCGGTCTCCAATTTGACGTGTTGCAAATCCCCTCAACAGTCTACGGGCGCGACTATGAACTAGGCGACCTTGTGACTACATCCTACGGTAACTACACAGCGATCAAAAAGGTATCGTCAGTGTCGGCAACATTTGATCTGAACGGCGAACGTCTCACAATCGGTATGGAGGATGTCTAATGGCGGGGGATGTCGCAGAAATTGCGCGCTACTTGCGTAATCTAGATCAACGTATCGCCGCGCTGGAACGTCTTGAGCATGGTTCGGGCGGCGGCGGTCTGGACTTTGACGATATAGACAACCTCGATCCGATTTCCGCCATCGCGCTCCTTGACGCTGTGCCTGTCTACGATGAGTCGGCAGGGGAGGCGCGCAAAGCGGCGATTTGGCAGATATATCAGGAATTTATGTCTTACGTTGCCTCCAACGGAGCTACGGCAGGCATTAATATTGCCCTTGACTGGTTCCCTATATGGAGTGACGATGACACTGTACCAGTCATGGCAACCGTCACCGACATCTTTGACAGCATCAAGACGATCGACGGCGCAACCTCCGGTCTCGACGCGGATCTGCTTGATGGCTCACACGCCAGCGCGTTCGCCGCGGCAAGCCACAGTCACGACGCAAGCGCCATTACTACCGGCACGATTGACGATGCGCGTATACCGTCCGGCATTGCCAGAGATTCCGAAGTTGCTGCTGCTTATGCTCCTATCAGTCACACACATTCAACGTCCGCCATCACCGATTACGCAGATGGCACCTGGACGCCAACGCTAACATTCGGAGGTAGCGCCGTCGGGATCACCTACGGTACACGCGTCGGCACATACGTCAAGATCGGAAAACTGGTATACATCACCTGTACAATTACCCTCACCAGCAAGGGAAGTTCAACCGGCAGCGCGTTCGTCGAAGGGTTGCCGTTCAACTGCAACACAACCACCAACGCGCAACATAGACTAACTAATTTCATGGATGTTCCGAACGGCGATATTTCGATGGCTTCTATCGGGGCTTCGCAGGCTGATCGAATCGCCCTTGTGCGCGTAACTGTCGCGACTCAAGCAGCAGCGGTGATGACAAATACGCAGTTTTCCAACACCAGCCGTGTATGGGTTACCGGCGTATATAGTACGGACTAGGCGGCGCATAAACAAACAGTCCCGCCGGTCCATGCGCTGGACCGGCGGGACTGTCTCTGTGGGCTACTGCCTCTCTCTCCATGCGATCAGTAGGCGTCTCACGCCTAGACCACTCTTTTCTACCCCCATACCCCGCAAAACCCCTCACACCCTTCCCCCGTCTCTCCTCTCTACACCCCTCCATCTCGGGCGCGCGGAGCCCA